CTTGGAGTTGGCATCATCAACTTTGCCTACTTCTTAGCTAAGAATGATGTCAGTTACACCAACCCTGATGCATTGCCGTTGGTTGATAAGTATGCAGAAGCCTGGAGTTACTATTTGATCAAGGCATCTGCAGATCTGGCAGCAGAGCAGGGTCCTTGTGAAAAATGGACTGAGCTGAAGTATGCTGACGGTATATTGCCAATAGACACCCGTAAAAAGGACATTGATGAGTTGGTGCCACACCAAGAGCGTATGCCTTGGGATCAGTTACGTGCACAGATTTTATCTACTGGTATTCGTAATGCTACTCTAATGGCGTTAATGCCCGCTGAAACTTCAGCGCAAATTAGTAACAGTACTAACGGCATTGAACCTCCTAGAAGCTACGTTAGTATTAAGCAGAGCAAGGACGGAGTACTCAAGCAGGTAGTGCCCGAATACCGTCGCCTAAAGAACAAATATGAGCTCTTGTGGGACCAAAAGAGCCCGGAAGGCTACCTAAAGTTGTGCGCAGTGTTACAAAAATATATTGATCAAGGTATCAGTGTAAACACCAGCTACAACCCGCGTTTCTACGAAGATGAAAAGATCCCAATGAGTGAGATGATGAAGCATATGCTGATGTTCTATAAACTAGGCGGCAAGCAATTGTACTACAACAACACACTGGACGGACAGGGAGAGATCGACGTCGACTTCCCAGAGCACTTGAACATACGCTCCGTAGATTCTTTATTGCCTGGCGCAGAAGATGCTGATGATGCTGATTGTGACTCCTGCAAAATCTGATGACACCGCATAATTTGACTCCGTGCAAATTATGCTATATAATAATAGTTAAGAAAGAATAATAATAATGAGTGTATTTGAGATAAACGAAAAAAGTAGTCTAGAGCGTACAATGTTTTTTGATGGCAGTGTAGACATTGCCCGCTACGACACGCTGAAGTATCGACAGTTTGAAAAACTGACAGACAAACAATTAGGATTTTTCTGGCGCCCGGAAGAAATCGACGTACTTCGTGACGCCAAGGACTTTAAAGAATTAACGCCCTTTGAACAGCATATCTTCACCAGCAACTTGAAGAGACAAATACTCCTTGATTCTGTTCAAGGGCGTTCCCCTAACCTGGCATTCCTACCTGTGGTGAGTTTGCCTGAGTTAGAGACCTGGATCGAAACCTGGGCGTTCAATGAAACTATTCATAGCCGCAGTTACACTCATATTATTCGTAACGTCTATAGTAACCCCAGTGTGGTATTCGATGAGTTGTTGACAGTTCCAGAAATCGTTGACTGTGCCAAAGGCATCAGCAAATACTACGACGAGTTTATTGATGCAGTAACGCAGTTCAAGTACCTGGGATTAGGTACGCATACAGTTAACGGCAAGGAAGTCATAGTTGACTTATATGATCTCAAGAAGAAATTGTGGTTGTGCTTAAACTCAGTCAATGCACTGGAAGGTATTCGCTTCTATGTAAGTTTTGCGTGTAGTTGGGCATTCGCAGAACTCAAGAAGATGGAGGGTAATGCTAAAATTATCAAACTGATTGCCAGAGACGAAAATGTACATTTAGGGTCTACACAAACCCTGTTAAAATTGTTACCAACAGACGACAAAGATTTTGCAAAAATCAAGTCGGAGACTCTGACAGAATGCGAGCGAATATTCCTCGATGCAGCCAATCAGGAAAAGACCTGGGCAAAGTATTTGTTTAAAGACGGATCAATGATTGGACTCAATACACAATTACTCTGTGACTATGTTGATTGGTTAACATGTAAGCGTATGACTGCTGTGGGGTTAAACTGTGGAATTAAACCTGGTAGTAACCCATTACCCTGGACCGCAAAGTGGATCGCTGGCGCTGACGTACAAGTTGCACCACAAGAAACTGAAATCAGTAGCTATATCATTGGTGGCACAAAGCAAGATGTTGGGTCAGACACCTTCAAAGGCTTTAGTTTGTAATGTATTATCAGCGTGCCAGTAGGCTGGATATGCCGCTATACCTCAGAGAAGAAATTCTTAATGAAGTGAATAGTATGAGTATTCAACAAACTGGTATGCAAGATAGTAAATATAAGATGACATGGGAAGAGGCTGATTATGTGGTTCGGTCAGCGTATCCTGAGAAATACACGGAATATATTGAATACTATAAATCAATATATGAAAACTATGATCTCAAGGGGTATGTTTTTTCTGGTGTGCTGACTTTGAAAATATACAATCATTATAGAAGTTTTTTATCACTAGTTCCAGACAGCCCAAGGATTGCCGTAAAGAAACCAGAGTCAAAAGCTGGTAGGAATAATTTTCACATACACAATGACAAATTACAAACTGCAACGCTAACCTGCGTGATCAAGGGTGCAGGCGCAACTACTGCCTGGTTTGACAGCAAGCCAGACACCGCTCATACGTATCAAAATAAACCGGGCGCCCGTGTTAAAAATAAACAAGGAAGAACCCCACACCCCAACGAACTCAATAGGATTACCAGTGTATGTCTACAACCCTGGGAAATGATTATATTTGATAATAATGCATTTCACAAAGTGGAAGATCTGGTAAGCACTACAGACCGTTTTTTATTTACTATCGGTTTTATAAATATTTCCGCTACTGAATTGGAAGACATTTATGCTCGCTGGTGGACTGCACAATAAATATTAAAAATAATAATATTCAAGGAAGTTATATGTTAACAGTATATTCAAAAGCAAACTGCCCTTTTTGCACACAGGCAAAAGCTCTATTAGAGTTAAGAGGCGTTGTTTACACAGAAGTTAGAATTGACGAAAGTGCACTGGCGAAAGAATTTATTTTGTCCGAAGGACATCGCACAGTACCACAAATCTACAAAGACGGTGCGCTATTTGTCCAGGGCGGTTTCCAGGGACTAAAGCAATTAACCGAGACACAACTGAACGAACGATTAGGAAAATAAATGTTTGAAATTCAAATGCCATATAAAGATGGTGACGTAGTAAGTATTAAATTATCTAGTGGTGAGGAAATGATTGCTACACTAGTTCAAGAAAACACAACAGAAATTGTTGTATCACGTCCTCGCATGTTGGCAGCAGGAGACAAAGGCATGATCCTTGCTCCGTACATGTTTACTGTTAATCCAGATGCAAAGTATGCCTTGAGATTAAACAGCGTTATCTGTGTGTGTAAAACTGAAGCAACCACTGCAAAATCATACAATACACAGACTTCAGGAATTGCGGTAATCTAAAATTATGCCAGCAGCAGCAAGATTAGGAGATGCGGACACCAGTGATGGCAGCATCGCAGGTGCCACAATCGACAGCGTGTTGATTAATGGAATGCCAGCTGCGGTAGTTGGTTCAGTGGACAGTTCGCATGCTCCTTACGGCAACCCGCACCCGCCACACGAAGCTGCTACAGTTGTAGGCGGTAGTGACACTGTGTTAGTTGAAGGATTTCCACTGGCTAGAGTAGGTGATCCACTGAGTTGTGGACACGCTATCGGAGACGGAAGTCCCGATGTTGAAGTAGATTAAATACAATATATGAGTATGACACCACTTCAGGCTATCGCGGCCACTAAATTCGTTGAAGGCGAGGGTATTAGCGCCCACCGCATGCAGGCCATTGCGGATGCTTACGCCACACACCCCGTGGTGACATTACTACGTACCACCAGTGATATTCAGGCAGCGGTGGATGAGATATTTCCAGCAGCTTCTGGTGGTGTTAGAGCTGCTGATGTCACCTTTTTCAGCACGTTTGGTGCTGCAACTGATATTGAAGGTGCCATAGTTCAATATGCTGATTATATTTTAGGCGGCGGCGATGTAGGCAAGTTCTCGTCGGTGGTAGACAAATGCAGTGGGTTAATCACAGCAATTGGTGATGTCACGGCGACTATCGACAAAGCCGCAACTATGAAGTTCAGTGACTTTGGTCCAGGTGTCGCCAACTACAGTGATGCTATTAACATGGGCATGGGTCCTGCTACTGCCGGTATAGCCGAGGCGATGAAGGCAGCAAACAACGGACAATTACCTGTTGTTGCAGGTACCCCTACTACTGAAAGTGCATCAGTTGCCGCTGTTATACTTGCACAAGGTGAAGTCAGTGGAGACAGTGCTAGTCCTAATTACGGAACTGCACGAGGAATTTATGATGCTGTTTTAGCAGTAGACTTTAAACTCTTGGTTCCTGTATGGGACACATACTTTGAAAACGGTATTACTTATACTGCTGGTGTAGCAGGCACCACTACATATCGTGATAGGTATACTTTCCAAGCAAACACTGGATTAACACAATCAGACTTTGATACTCTTATGACGGATTTATCAACCAGGTCTGCAACGGATTTACTTTCCGACGATGAGAAATTAAGAGCTGATGCACAAGTTGTATCAGACTGGGTTGACGCCCAACGACGTAAGGGTTTGGAAGTGTTTAGGACAAAGATAAGCAAAGGGCCAGTGACGGTACTGGCGACTCCTAAAAAATTTGCAGCCAGCACTGAACCAGCGGTATCTGAAATCTTAAAATCATCGGTTAATAATGAAACAGCAACTGTGGCAGCTATAAATTCTATTCCATTAGCGGATGCAAAAAAAATATTCGCAGCATTAAAATGCAAGATTCAGATAGAAAAGTTGGAAAAATACACTGACGTGCTGGACCTAGCAAAATGCGCGGCGGCTATGCCGGAACCCTTAACAACCAGCACTGCGCCTAGTGCAGTTACTACAGCAGCGGCGAATGGTGCAATTGCAACTACAACGCCTGCATTGCCTGTAGGCACTGCTCTTGTACCAAGGATACAGGGGACTCTACCGACATTACCATCTGTGCCTTCAGTTAATGTTGCTATACCAGATATCCGTTCATTGACCATAGAGTCCGCTTCTTCATTAGGAGCAAAAGCATTGACAGCTGCAAATGGAATTAAGAGTTCGCTAGTGGCGGCAACAACTTCGCTAACCACTACGCTCAATGGTGTTGGGTCAGCAGTTAGTGGTTTAGATATTCCTAACTTAGACGCAATTAAAGATTTTGCCTCATCAACAATGAGTAGCTTTGGTGCAGACATGGGAAAGATCAAAGGTTTTGTTAACCTTCCTGATACTAAGTCACTGGGTAATCTACTACGCTCAGTGGAAACTTCCATGCCAGTAGTCAGCGGCATATTAGGCATAACAGCGGGTGCGTCAAGCGCACCATTAGTGCCAAATTTATTAAATAGTTTTACAGATGTTATGCCACCAAGTATTAAAACTTCGCTGCAGGCCGCAGTTGGCACCGGTACTGGCGCTGGTGGCAGTTATAAACTCACTGACTTTGTGGGGTCAGCGGTGGGAGAAAGCGGCCAAGTTGCGAACTGGTCAAGTATAATTAAATCCCTGGATACTATATGGAGTAGCTACCAGTCTGATTTAGAATTCGAAGTGGATGCGGCAATAAGCACATCTACATTAACCGGTTTAACTGACTTAATCACTACCCTCGTCGCCACACAGGAAGGTGTCGCAGCCAGCACAGCGTACAACACTGCTATCAGTACAATACGCAATGAATACGGATTACTGATTAACAAGGCACAAATAGACTTTGCGAACTTACCAGCTAATGATTTGACGGGAATGTTAAACCTTAGTAAAAAACTAGCACAGCATGCCAGCAAATTAAATTCTGGACATGCTGTGATTTTTCAAAATGCAGCAGATCCTACTACAGTAGGCGGCCAGGCAATGCTGGGCGTTATGGTTGAGGCACGCAACACCAAATTGTTGCATAAGGCAGGACTATCACCTGTAAACTCAATAGCGAAAGCAACGCAAGCTGTGGTGTCAGACGCAGATTCACAAGAGGCTGCGAAGATACAAGCGGACAGCGGTGATGCGGACGCTATCACACCACAGCAAGTGGCAAATAACAGAGCGCTAAACAACACATTAAGCGGACTATTTGGTGTTAAATAATGCCAAATCAATAGGTTAAGTAATCGACTTATAGTATACTATTACTTTAAGCAACGAGCTTTAAATAATTTATCCGTCATAAAAAAGCGGGTAACAACTTTAAGGAGTGAAAGTATGGTACCTTCAAAATTACCAAAGATACACACCCGTTCTAGAGTACTATTGCAACTTGTAATTTTTTTGCTAGTCGGCAGTATAGTACTGAATGTTAAACTTTGGCATTCTATAACAGAACAAGGTAAGCAGATATATGAACGTGTATCTGAGATAGTTCCGACAATTCCCAGTTTTTCGCACCCAGTTCCACTGGTGGAAATTAAACCTAGTGTTAAGATCGATAACACTGACCTAGCATGTCTCGCCAGAAACTTGTATCACGAATCCCGCAGCGAAAGTGATTTAGGCAAACTGGCAGTGGCCATGGTGGTGTTAAATCGAGTAGACAGCCCAGCGTTCCCAGACAATATTTGCGATGTTATCTATCAGCCTAGCCGGAATCCTGCGCGTCCAAAGAGTTGCCAGTTTAGCTGGACGTGCGACGGCAAATCAGACGACATAAAAGATATGAAACAATACCAGGCTATATTGATGTTGAGCAGGGATATATTACGCAGTAGAGATTCTATTGCTAACGTAATAGATGGATCACTATATTATCATGCAGTTTATGTTAATCCGACTTGGGCTAAATATTTTGACAAAGTAGCTAGAATAGACACGCATATCTTTTATAAAGACAAACAATGAACTTCGAGACCATCTGCCAGTTTCCCGTAATCTCAGGATGGTCCGAAAAATTCATTGGTGTCACACTTACACAAAGACAACTGGCACGCCGCACTGGTGATTTACTCAGAGCGCTGGGTCATCCGGTTATGGTACACTGCGGTACTGACAGCAATGTGGATAAGAACACGGTGGTGATCAGTGCAGAGTACGATGTAAACAGAGACGAATCTGGCAAAAAACGCTATATGAGTCTGACATTGGTGACTAATCCCAAATCAGTGAGTAAGATAACTTTTGATAGCTACCAATCTGCCAACTATAGCTTAGACATTATCGAAGCATTATGTCACGAATACCAACATCAACACCAGTATCGCAGTCGGGAATTCAGTGAAGAAATTATGTATGCAAGTAAGGATTCTAACTACGATGTGCAACGTCAACAGGAATATCTAGGTACTCCTGGCGAGATAGATGCATTTGCTGTGAATATTGCTATACGACTTTGGTTGCTACATGGCACGGCGGCAACCAGTCGATTGGGTGAGATGGGACTGTTAAATTATGACGAAAGTCCAGACCTGTGGGGGTATTCTGAGGTGTTCGGAGTCGGACACGCGGTGGTTAAAAGGCTCGCCCGAAAGATATCAAAAAATCTAAACCTATTAGAAGACTGGAAATTAAAACGTATTGAGCACTGGACAGTGAGCGACAATCAGTTCTCGCTCTAATGTGTATCCAGCGGCGCGTCCACGCACAATCTGCAACAAGCCGTAAGTAAAAGAACCAGCACCGTGTTCACGAATACTCTTGCACAATGCCCAGTCTCTGTTCTCAGTCAGTGCTCGACGAATGTGCTTCTGTATACGCACTTTAAGATTCTGCTTAACTGAGCTAGCCACAACGGTAACACCAACATACTGCTCCTGTGTTGCAGTATTGGTAATCACGTAGACTGCATGATTACAGTCATTGCGGCGTTTGCGTTTTTTTGTTTCCATACAGTAATTATAGCAAATAACCGATTTATCGTCAACCGAAATATGTAATACACAAGTACTACTTTTTGATTTGACGTAAAATACCAGTTAGTGTATAATAAAGACTTAGCAACAAAGAAGAGCATCACATGGGTTACAAGGTTCTGAATATTCAAGACAGCATGCGCAACGCATATGGCCCACGTAAGGGCTTAGAAGGACCCTTTCTCTACCCCAACGGCAGGGTAGCATACTATGACCCCAAAGAGGGCAAATACTACGATCCTCGCACTGATTTTTACCTCGACAACGACGAAGCTGACGAGCTCAATGGGCTGATCTTTGGTGCACTGAAATCCTAAGTTGACAGTGATGATTGACCAGCTGGCCTACTACAATGTGATCCAAGCAGAGATTGCCACCCTGTATGATATGCTGATGCCTGAAGATACTGGCCATATCTACACAGCGATCAGTGTACTGGAAAACAGGCTCCGGGACATCAAAGAGCAAATGACTGAACAAGAACGCACGTTTATCACACTTAGAGACGAGTAAGGGTGTGATCCAATATTTGACGTATAATCCGGTTCGTGCTATAATATACACATAGCAAAGCAAAACAGGAGCAGAAGATGATGAATTTTGAAGAACGGTGTTTGGCAATCACCAAGTCAGTAACTGATATTAGTGCAAGTTTTTTTAACGGCACTATGTTTTTAGACACACAGGACTCTGTGGTGGTTGCTGAAGTCTACCGCTTGCTCAACATCAACAATGGTTTGGTTGGTATACGCTCTGGCAAGTCCGGACAGTCTGAAACATATTATGACTTTGTTTAAGGAAATTAAAATGACTACGCTTCAAAACATCAATTCTGCTATCGTGTCTGGACAATTC